GGTTAGATTTCCATAATCCTAATTCAACTTGTTGGGCAACTTGTGCTGCAGTTTGGGCTAAAACGAATTCTTGAAAAGTTGGTGGTAAATTATCAAACGCAGAGAATCCCATTTGCATAGCCTCCCAAGTTTGATGTAAATTTTTCTTACACAAAGTTAAGTTAACTTGTTTCTCCAACATAGTTAATACATACTCTGTTAAAGTAACTGAAGAGCCATCTACGAAATCACAAGTAGCATCTGCAATAACTACAGAACTTGCATAATTTCTTAATACCTCTTTGTACTTAACATTTGGATGTAAAGTAATTAATTCTTTTGACAAAGTATCGCCACTCAATAAAGATGCTGCAATATATTTGTTTGCGAACTCTCCAGCATAAGTATTTGTACTTAATGTAGGTCCAGAAAGATTGATGTTTCTATTTTTCATTTTTATTGTTTATTTTTTTTTAGTTAAATAATGAATTCATAACCCTATCAGAAATAGTCTCTTCTCTTCTTGCTCCTAATTTGAACAATTGTTTTTGAGTACCTTTTGCCTCTGGATTTATTACTGTACGACTGCCCTCTTCACTTGCAAGTCTATCTTTTAAAGAGTTATTTTCAGCCTCTAATTGTGCTAATTTAATAGTTAAATCTGAACTCATCTTTGTTTTGTCTTTGTTTTTATATGATGCTATCATGCCCATACCCTCTTCAGTATCTGTCATGGTAACAATTTTATCTGCTATTACACTTGCAATTGCTTGTGCAATCTCTGGTGTTACTGCCTCTGGAGTTTTCTCTTCTATAATTGATGCAATACTATCTACTAATCCACTCTCATCTGCAAATTCATGTTTTGCATAATGTGTTTCTTTAGTCATAGTCTCAATGATTGTTTTTGCTGCTACAGGTTTTCCTGTCTCTTCTTTCATTGGTGCATTTTGCATTGCTGCTGGTTCCATATCACTTGCCTCTTCTCCAGCCGTAGATACTTCTATAATTATTCCTGTAGCATCTACATTAATTGTAGTACCATCTTCTAATGCGTATTCGCCCTCTGGAACAGGAATATTACCATCTTGTGTAACTATAAATACAGGTTCTCCTATTGCAAATGTTTCCGAGTCAAAGATGGTTTCCCCATCTGAAGTTTTCTTTTGGATTAAGTCAATTTTTACTTCGGATTTTTTGTATCCTAATAATTCCATGACTCTACCGATTGTGTTTTTTTCGCTTGACATAATAATATAACGTGTTAATTATTTTCTGTTAGATTTTTTCGTAGCCTAATGATTTGATTAATTCCTCAAGTTCATTTATTGGTTCTACTTTACTTGCTTTAATTTGAGAATGCTCCGCAAAAAAACCCTCAATTGAGAATCCTTTTACAATTCCTGTTTTAACATACTCATCCCAAACTTGTTTATTTTCAACTTTCATGGATATCATCCAAGTACCTATAGGGTCATTTAAGCCATATCTCGCACTTTTATCGTTTACCATATCTTCTTTTATCCATGACTCAACTAAACACAAGCCATTGATATCAAATTGGTGTTCTAAAGTAGCATTGCTTTGGTTTCCTCTCTGCAAATATAGTTCACTTGCTCTCCTTACAGTACCTTGAGAAAAGTAGCAATAAAACTCCTCTCCATCTTGGTTCCTATAAATTGGCTTGTCTGGAATTAAAGCAGCACCTAATAACAATTGCTTGTCAATATCTACTGTTGCAAATTTAACTTTTTGGTCTTTTAAAGCTATAAAGTTGGACTCAATAGCTGGTGCGGATACAATAGAAATTGCATCTATACCATGAACAATATGTTCCTCATCTAATATAAGTTCAACTATTTTCATTTTAAGCAAATAAATTTTTAAATGAAGATGGATTCAATTTACCCTGTTCCATGTTAATTGCATCAATATCTTGCAATATTTCTTTTGGGTAATCCACTCCAATTTCTTTTGCCATTTGACTATTTTTTAAATATTCAAGCATTAATATTTTATAATTTGAAGTTAGAGTTGCTTTTTCTTTTGCAATCTTATCATTCAATTTTACGTAATTATCCTCAAATGTTTTAACTTCTTGAATTAAAGTACGCATAATCATTTCCGCACTTTTACGATAATCTTTTGCTTTTTGTGGCAAATCAGCACCCAATTCTATTTTTTTTCCTGTCTTTTGCATCTTATAATGATTTAAGTTTTGTTATTGAATTGTTACATATTTTTACCATTTCTAAAGCATTCTTTGATACTTTAGTTAAATTAGCTAACATAGAATCATTACCTAATGCTTTTGCCATTGGAATATATTGGTTACATTTAGCTATAATATCATTATAACCATCTAATCCTTTTTGTAATGTAACAATATTGCTGGGAATAAATTTCCTAAACTCCGCAACGTAGAAATCTGATTCTCCTAATTGTTGCATTAATAAAGTATCTATTTGAGCAAGTTCTACTCTTCTGGAATCTGAATTGTCAGAGAATTTTTGAAATGATGTTTTCATATTAATATAACGTGTTTTATCCGAATGTTGCATTTTGTAATATTTTTCTATCTAAACTTTCCGCACTTCTTATATCGGAACTTACAACATAGGCTTTTGGTGGCTTAATCTCCTTATTTAAACTTTGGCTTAATTGAGTGCTTGAGTCTACATTTGATTTAGCAATACTTATTGATGGTCCAGCACTTGGTATACTCGCAGATGGTGGTGTTCCTCCAACTTCTGTTGCAAGGTTTTGGGCTTGGCTTTGTATTTCCATTACATTTGCTATTCCTGTAGCTATTACTCCAGCCATTGCTATAAAGTTATATGGTGGCGGTGCCGAGGCAAGTGCAGTATTTGCAGCTACATAAGTATCCATAATTGCTTGTGCAATTGCTATAGCACTTTGTACTTCTGCATTGTCTTTAAACAAAGCTTTCGCACCATTCAATGCACCATTTAAAGCAGTTTGTTTTACTCCTAATGCTGCTAATTCAACTTGTACTTGCTCTTTCTTATAGTCCTTTAATGATTGTGTATACTCTGCCTCTCCCTGTATTCTGGCTACATTAAATTCTCCCTCCTTTGCAATCTGTTCTGCTAAAATCTCATTGTATTTAACACTCCCCTCTGTTTCCGCAGCTAATCTATCCGCATACAATTGAGTATATGCCTCTTTCTGAAGTGCAATTGCGTCTAATGTATTTCTTAACTTCTCATGCTCTAATGTTGCAGTTTGGGCGGTAGCCTCTGCAATACCCCTACTTGCTTCTTGAGTAGCATCTACAATAGCTTTAGTGCTTTCTTTTTGCTGGTCTTCAATTGACCTTGTTGTTTCATTTACTGTTCTTTGGGTTTCGTTAATTGTAATATCCAAACCTTTCATTTGAACTTGTAATGCTGCAATTTGTCCACTTCTTTCTGCGGATACTCCTTTAGCTTGGTTTTCTAATGCAAGTAAATTAATTTGATTCTGGATTAATTGTTTCTCTTGTTTTATCTGTTCTTTTTTAAGTTCAATATTTCCAAGTATTGCTTTCTTTCTATCCTCAAATGTTAACCTCTCGTTATTTGCAGTAGCCTCGTTTTGGGCTTGTTGGTTTTCAAGTCCTTTTATATTCTCTTCAATTTTGGCATTTAATAAAATGTAGGCATTAGTAGTTTGTCTTAATGCTTGGTTACCTTTAAATGTTTTCTCAATATTATCTGTAATTGTTCCACCCCAATCTTTTAAAGTCTCAACTGCCCCTTTAACTGCTCCCTTAATATTGTCTACTCTTTCCGCTTGTTTTTTTGATATCTCAATATTCTCATTTTGTAACTCATTAATATGTTTTTGAATTTCTCCAGCCTCGTCCAAATCTCCTGTAAATGAGTTCCATTTTTCTTGAAGTGTTAATACTCCAATAGTCATATCATTTAATGTACTTGTAAATAAAGCAAGTACCCCATCAATTAAATTAGTTTGAATCCATTTAGCACCATTTTGAAATGATAACACAACACTATCCCATGCCTCTTTTGGTTTTTTTATGGCATCTGCTATAAACTTAAATGCTGGTTCTAATATTTCAACAAGACCTTGAGCAGTTCCAGAAATTACAGATAATGCATCATTAAATAAATTAGCTACTTTTTCATTTTCAACTAAAGAACCAAATACTTTATCAAGTACTCCTTTACCAGCAGCAAGTCCAGCACCGAATTTAAGTCCACCCATTATGCTACCAAATCTACTTCCAGATTTAGAACCCTCTTTAAGTGACTTATTCATGCCACTTGCCTCTTTCTCTGCTTTACCAAAAGACTTGGCTATATTTTCTGCACCTTTCTCCGCCTTGCTGGTGTCAGCATCTACTTTAAATACTATTGGTTCTGCCATGATAACTTCTCTTTACTTGTTTTTTAAATTCTTTAAATGTATGGATAGCCTCTTTATGACCTTTAGCTATATCTACTTTTTTTGATACTCCCATAAATTCATGGGCTTGTAATAACTTAATAATTTTTGTATACATTATAATATTTTTTCTACTGTTAAGCTAACTCTATTGAAATCAATGTTATGGCTACCCCCATCTAATGTTTGAATGCCTATCTCTATAATTGATGTTTCCCCTATTGACATACTACAATTTAAATTTAATGTGACAATATTATTTGCCTCAATTTCACTATATGCATCTGTGCTTAATCCATTGACTAATACCGATACTGCAAAATCATGACTACTTGTTGGATGCATAATTATTACCGCACTAATTTTATATTGCCCTGTTTGATTTATAATAATACTGCCTGTAGATAATGTTGCAGAATATAAAGACTCTTGTCCAACATTGCTTTGTGTATCTAAATCAAAGGCAGAAAATGACGGTGTAACATTTTTTGTAAATGAGGTATATTTACCAATTATAATTTGATTTAAAGAAATAGTACCTATATAATTTTGGTAGACATCCTCATATCTTAAATTTGAACTTTGGTTATAATTAGAATAATTTAATGGATTAGTAACCATTGAACCATTATATTCTGTTGCATTAAATAAATTCTTTAAAATAGCATTACCATTTATAAATGTATTGCCCTCTTGAGTACCAACAGGATTAGTCCATATTGGCAATTTTCCTGTAGAACCAGATACCGCTATTGTTGTTACTTTTGGATATGTAGTTAATTCAAGGGTTGCAATTTCTTTTAAAATGTCATAGGATATCTTTTGTATTTTGTAATAATTCCCAGATACTGCAATAGTATCATTTAATTGCATGTCCAACCATTCACGAATTGGGATGTATGCTTTAAAAATTACAATACGAGATTTACTTGAGTAAAGTCTTGAAATAAATTCGTTCCAAAAATTAAAATAAATAGTTTTAGTTGGCAAACTCCCACTTGCAGAATCCTCAAGCCCAAAAGACAATGAGTAATTAGCAGCAATAGATGGAGTATTTGAATAGGGTGCGGAAATTGGAAAACTTGTATATGTTGTTCCACCAAATCTTATTGCATGTATATGGCTAACAGGTGCTTGGAAATAAAACAATAACAAATCTTGTTTAATACCTTTATTGTCATTGTCATAAATGCATGGCATATCAATATCAGTTTCAAAATTAATTGTACCGATTTGATTTATATCATTTAATCTTGTAGGTGGATTTATACTAAAAAGAGTTTCAATAGAAATTGGTGCGGAACTAAAATCTACATTTGGGCTATATTTGATTGACCCATATTCCCTTGCATAAATACGTTTAAAAAATAATTGCGAAATACTTTCTCCCTCCTTATGTGTCATTGAAACACTTGTCGGAATATCTTGTTTTTTATGAGTTATAGTTTCAAAGTCAACATATTTAGTATACTCTTTATTGACACCAGCAGTATACCAATCTTGTACATTGTTTAATAAAAATCCGTTTTCTCCATTAGGAATCAAAACCGCATTATATGTTTTTAAAACAGTATTGATAAAATCAGATACTTTTACAGATGGCATAGCATCTTTTAACAAAACATTTGGATTTACCCTTGTCTGTTGCCCATAACCTGTAATTGTAGTTTCAATAATTGCACTCTGGTCAATGAAATAAATATATTTTACAATATCCCCCTTTGATAATTTATATAGATTGTAGTATGTTATTTGACTGAATGATGGATTCCAGAATGTGCCTTGTAAACTTGAAATGGATTTTGTAATTCCATTTACTTGTATGTGTAAAGTTAATTTTGGTTGAATAGCAGTTGTAATTTGCCATGTAATTTCAAAATGATAATCTCCATTTTTAGGTACAATATACTCATGGTTTCCAGCATTCCACGCACCATCTGGATTACTAATAATTTGACTTCCAATTGGCAATGTAGCAAATGTACTAAAAGGTGTAGTTGTTAATGACATAGGATATAATCCAACATCATCCGCACTAAAATTTCCATAGCTTGGTAAACTAAAATCAAAAAATGGACCAGCACTATTCATAGGAGTCATATACAAATTATTAAACTCCGCCCTTGCTAATAATGTACCCCCTAATGTATAGCCAATAGCAGTAAAACAATATTCAATTGCATCCTTCAGTCTAATGCTTGGTCTTAAATCTTCAAATGTTATACCATCACCAATTTTAATATTTCTGGTTGTCGCAGTATTGGAATAAGTAAAGCCTACCCCATAATCTTTTAAATCCCATACTATTTTGCCAGAAAGAAGACCTCCTGTCCATGATGACACAACAGTAGCATTATTTATCGTATGCGTAAAAGGAGACCATGATAAGTCACTTAAAAGGCTTTCTCCCCATACAGTCATGATATTTTTACCATTGCCATAAAATACAATATTGTAATCTTTGGGTAATCCATTGGCAAAAGTAACATCTAACAATTCTATTACTCCATAAAAAATTGGTATAGTACCAATCTCAATTCTTGCCTCAAGTTTAAATGCTGGACTCCATGTATCAAGTTTAATGTTCTCCTCAAAATAATTGTAGAAAATATTATTGTTTACATCGGTAGCTGGAAGTTGAAAATTCTGGGTATAATCAGTAAATGTAGTTGAAACATCTGTATAATCTTTGATTTGCCTAACTAAAGTAATT